TAGGTGTCATCTCTTGCAGACATGTACGTTGCCTCGAACCCAGGCGCATCATCACCAAAGGTTGTTAAACCAGCTGAGACGGGCGCGTCCATGGTCTCACCAGATTGGGGCTCTAATACCATGCCCATAAGCATAAAAGCACTGCGCCTACTAATAGCAAAATAAGACTCAAGGACAGAATAGGGCAAAAATTGAAGACAATCAACGTCTCCGAAAGAGCAGACATTAAAGAAATCTCGGAGCCTCCGGTCTTCTTCAGAATAACGATGAATGATCACATCATCGTCAAAAGAAACATTAGATGTTTCGAGCGGGTCATCCAACCCTTGTGGAATACCACCATTTTCAATTCGGGGGTTACTAATCCCCGGGACAGAGAACTCTGCCCCAATATTTACAATATTTACATTTTCGAGTAATTAATACAATAGAGGTTTTACTCAAAGCCTCAAGTATGTTCAGTATATACAAAAGGCAAGCCAAGCGAGAAATTATACTACATGCTCGCTGGTATCCAATACCTTTAGTGGGAATATTTCTCCACCATCTCTTCATATGTCTTGTCTAACACATGAGTATGATGGTAGAAATTGTGAAGATGCGCAATATGTCCCAATTTACTGCGTTTATCTTCGTAATAGGCTCTCCCTCGAGGGAAGAACTCATGTAAGGCACCATCTACAACTGACGCTGCCCATTCTTCATCTGAGATCACCTTCGATGAAGACCGAACCTGAAGCGATTTGAAAACCGAGTCCTCTTCAAGCACTCCCACGCGATAGCCTAGCTCTGCATTAAAAGTATCTTTCCTCTTAAGGAAATCGACTTCGTGCAAAGAGAGATAATCTACGTGACTCCCCTCTTTGGATGGAGGGGTATACAACATTCCTATCGACACCACAAAATTAGCCTTCGTAACGTTATTAAATAGGGGGCATGTTGGACAAACGGTTCCGATATCATCGTCTCCATAGGTCATGGACGACACGCAATCTGTATACTTCCGAAGAGGGTACACAGATAGAAACGCCATCCTACTAATCAGGGAATTTACGATCGAATTAACGTATACTGTAAGATTGTGCCCCGATGGGTTGCTGCCGCCCAACTTCATCAATGTCCCATTCAAAGCCAACATGGGATAAACAACGTCGGTGATAGCAGAACGCATTATACGCAAATCCTCATCTGAATACCCCGCACGCCGTGCCATGCGCATCATGATATCAAAAGCAGCGGTCGTCAATATTGCCGGCATCCGTTGATCATATGAAGAATAATCCCCGGCTATAACGCGCTCAGATCCGAAAATTTCAACTTTCTCCATCATCTCCTGCCATTCTGGCCCAAATGCATTAATTCCTACGGCGCACTCAGACAGCAATGGGAACATGCTCATCTGGGCGGCAATCGGCAGAAAAAACTCTCTTAAGATCATCTTTTGCACCACTGGAGCAGCCTGAAATACGCGAACCTTTTTTTTTCCAATCTTAACAGGCTCGTCCTTTAAAGAACCCCTGAAGACCGAATAAACACGTTGCCCACTCAAATACAACTGCTTAACTTGCCTATAAGACTCGATAATATCAGGATCCAACTCCATATTCAAGGCATGCTCTGTAGTCGGTTCACGGGCGGTACAAAATTTCTCCAATTTCCCTTGCAAAGGGAAACCAACAGAAGTATTTTGAGGCATTCGATTCAAAAACTTATCACCATCTAAACCATTGATGATTGTCTCCATGTCCAAAGGCCTAATACCTTCCATAGGAATTTGATCTAAAGATGATTCGAAATCCTTCACAGCACTTTCCACTGCGCTCGGAAAAGGACCGACGGCTGGCGTCGAAAACCCCTCCAAGGCTAAAGCCCAATAAAACCAAGGTTCAACCTCGGGTCTCTTCATCATCGGTGGTCCATGAGTACGCGGATGCTCAAAGACCTCTGCTACAGTGTCACTAATGTGAGAAACCATGACCTGGGTCTGATTGGTCACGGCGCCCTTACACGTTCCGAAAACCTCTAAGACAGCTCCATCAGGTAAGTAGTTTGTCGGACACCGAGGTGCCACATCATCCCGCAGCATAAAACTCTCCCCACCTAAGTGGGCCTCGAACATGGTAGTGGGTATTGGTCCCGATTCGGCCAGGGTCGAAAACCCAGGAGTGCTTTCCAATTGTCCCAGCGCTAAAGCAAGTTGTGAAGAGTATAAGGTTCCAGAACAACCGCTACGGGTACCGGTCATTCCGCCCAAATGAAAACCGGCGATGTATGGTTGTTTGGTCTCTGCCGTAAAAACCCCCATACACATGCCCTTAAAGGTGGGTGT